GCGGCCTATGACTCAGGTCGATCTGATGAAAATGACTGCAACAACGAGGACATCTAACATGAAAACTTCTACGAAGATCGACGGCTACTCCGTTGAGTTTGAAAAGTACGAGGAAGACGGCGAAACGAGGACTCAGTGCTTCGTGATGAAGAAAGACTACAACGCATCTCTTGAGTGTCTCGATGCCATCGGAGAGCTTCAGCGATACTCTGACGGACGGATGATCAAGGTTGATCAACAAACTATCGACGCGATTCGCGTCTGGGCAGAAGGGCAGGGGTACTAACATGACAGGTCCAGTGATCACCGAAGCTCGCAAGGATGACATCAGCACGGTGTATGCCTACTACGCGAACCCTACCGAGAAGTATCCCAACGGGCAGCTCATCAGAGCAAGGTCCTGGACCGAGTTCAACCATGATTACAAGCGTGATCAGGAACGTGAATTCATCAAAGAGCTCCATGAGAAGAACCCTGGAGTATACTCGTACTACCACATCGCGTATGACAACTGCAACTAAAGGAGAAGTTATGTCTGAAAATTTTGTCTCGATCTTAGGTGGACGCTACATCACCAACGGTCACGTCGTGAAGAATGCTAGTCCCTACTCGCTCAACCCTAATCCGATCGCTCAGGTAGTAGTAGGTGGTCAGGTTGGCTATCACCTCAAGTTCAACAAGAAGCGAGTGTTCTACTCGGTCGACCTGATCAAAGCGATGTACCAACAAGAAGCAGAACTACCCCAACGAAGAAAGTGTACACTTTTACTTTCACCCTAGGGTGGAAGTTCTTTCTTGCAGTTGCTGCCATCTTGTTGGTCCTCAGTTCAACGTCATGCAACATCTCATTCAACACGAGCGATGACACTACTCAAGGAGTAAGCACATGAAACCAGGAATGGTAGGCATCAACAAGGCTTTGATCGAGGGTTGCAAGCTTCACGCGTTCCTCTCAGGCGGTGGACTTCGCGTCATTCGTCTTGAGGACGAGCTCAAGATCCTCAAGGGATACGGTGAGCACCCTCACGTTGATGAGGCACTTGGCATTGCAGGTGAAGATTACCTCAACGGACACGGAGCATACAAGAGCGAATGGTTGACCGGTAGCACCTCAACCGAGGGTGATCTGGATGCTTGGGTTCGTCAAGGTCAAACCTTCGACGCTTACCTGGACAAGGAAACTGCCAACTTCAGAGCTGACGTCATCGTGGTTGTCCTCAAGGGTTACGGACGCACGGTCGTCCCTAAGGAGATCGAGGAGTTCGTCCTCGAGACAGGCACCCAGACCGCGTGGCAAAACCGCGTCTACACTTACCTCGTCACGAAGATCAGGTTTGCAAACGGAGCCCAAGGGGTCTCTTGGAAAGAGATCAGAAAGCCTGAGGGGCGTGAAAACTCTGACTCCTTCATGTACGAGGTCACGAAGACCGGCAAGGGCTTCGGCTTCGAGGAAGCCTTGAAGAACGCCCTGGCTGCACCAGAAGTGGAGGATCTATAATGGCACTATACTACAACGGGAACCTGGAAGAAGATCTGGCAGAACTGAAGGAAGAATCAGCTGCGGCGGACCTCTTAGACGCGATCGGAAAGCAGATCGGTTATGGACATGCCCAACAGATCCTACAGGTGCTGTGGGCAAAGCACCTACGTGAACAAGGGATTCCTACAAACGGCGCACTCTTTCGTTAGGAAGAAGCTCTAGATAGAAAAATGCCCCGGACGAATCCGGGGCATTTCAACTTGTTGCTTACAACTACTCTTGACTCTTTTTAAGTGCTCAGGGTAAAAGAAAGTCCCCACGAGGAGGACTTTCTAAACTTGTCTATCTACTTCTTTTCTTATCGTTCACCTAAGTGATTGATTTGATTAGAAATTTATAGGAAGGTAAGATTGTTGACTACAACCTTGCCGTAGTAGTCCGCGCTGTTAGCCAGGGACGAAGCGTTCGAGACGAACGTCACCTTACCGTAGCGAGTCATTACCATGAGCTGGTTGTTGTACGTTGTTGGGTCAACGACGGTGTTGCTGGTCATCAACGGAACGTACGGGCAGTAGAAGTAACCGGTGTCAGTTTCGCCACCACCACCCTTGTAGCCGACGAGAACGATGTCGGATGTCGAGGTAGCACCGCCGGTCACAGGGGTTCCAGCAGCAACCGGCCCGAAGGACGCGTTGAACAGGAAGCTGTAAACCTTGATCGTGCCGTTTAGGACACCAACCAGGCGGGTGTTGTTAGGACCTTCAAACGAACCGCTAACAGCTGGTGCGAACACCGACTTAGCAGCAGATTGAAGAACGGAAACAACTTGTGGAGACACGACGATGAAGTTACCAGCACCGCGGCGAGTCTTTGCAGCAATTTCGTTTGCAACCTTGTTGATCAACACGCCGAGAACTGCGTGACGGTCACCAACGTAGTGAGGAACACCGGTAAAGGCACCGCTCATGTCGAAGGTTTCGGTTGTGCCAGCCAGGCGGATCAAGTCGGTAACGATTTCGTTGTCGATTTCGTGAACGATTTCAGCGCTGAGGGCTTGGGTGATTTCAGCTTCGAGGTCGAGACCGTGCTGGGACGAGAGGTCCTGCATTGCTTCGATGGTCCACTTAGCTTGCAGCTTGCGAGTCTTTGCAACGACTGGCTGACGGAGAACTTGCAGACCCATAGAGCGGCCTGGGAAAGATTCCATGTCAACTACATCGCCTGCTTCACCAGCCAGTGGGCTAGAAGAAGTAGAGAAAGTACCTGCAGGGGTGTATGCTCCGCCGGTGTTAACACCAGTGGTCGGATCATAGAGGCCGCCAGAAGCAGCAGGATCGACACCACCAGAGTAGAAACGACGCATCTTCGAAGCGTACGGCTGGGTCCATGACGTGTTACCAAAAGCTTCGTCATTGACTGCGATGTCACCGCTTGGAGATTCAGTTGTGGTCGCAGCGTTCTTGTAGGTGAAGCGCAGCGAGAAAACGAGTCCGGTAGGACCAGTCATCGGCTGAACACCAACGATTTCAGTTGCGATAGTTCCTGGGATGATACGACGTACCATCGGAAGAATGATTTTTTGGAAGCTACCAATGCTGCCTGTAGAGTTCGCGTCAGCTCCAGCTGTTTCGGTAAGGTACTTGGCTTGGTTATCCAGGACCGTCGAGACGATCGAAGCCTTGCGAGGATCCAGACCTTCAAGCAGTGCTGCCTTGGTGTCTTGCCAGTTTTCGAAGAGTTCCTTCATTTTTTGTGGCTCCTTGTAAGGTTATCTTGTTACTTTAAACCAGCCAGCTTCCGAATTCTGGAGAGCTGTGCATCGGTTGTTGCTGCTACTGCTTCTACGATCACTTCTTCGTTGCCGGTAACGAAAGTAGAAGTAGACTTCACTTCGACCTTCTTATCTTCAACTAGAGGTGCTTTTACTTCTTCTTTCTTCGGCTCAACTGCTTCCTTCAGTACGCGTCCGATGTAAACCTTGAACGCTTCTTCCAGCTTTTCAGTTGCGACGTTGGACAGAATGATCTTCATCTGCTCACGAGCGTTTCCGCTGAGAGGAGTGAGGAGTTCTTCCAGCTTGCTGTTGCGTGCCTCAGCAAGACGTGTGTGTTCGATGTCAGCAAGACGGCTCTCAGCATCGTTCAGCTTGTCCAGCGCTTCCGCCAGGTCAGCTTCAACAGAGGATTGATCTTCCTTGCGGAATTTCTTGAACTCAGTTTCGACAGCTTCAAAGATCTTGCGTCCAAACTCGAGCTTCTTAACGTCTTCGATGTCTTCGTGTAGCTCAGCCATCTCTTCGTCAATACGCACTTCGAGGAACGCGTCTAGCTTGTCAACCAGTTGATTCAATTGCTCACCGAGCAGCTGAGCAAGTCTTTCCTTCTCTTCAACGAGCTTTTCGGCATATTCAACTTCCAGATCGCGGAACTTGTTGATGTCTTCTTTCAGCTCATCGAATTCTGAAGTCAAGTACTCTTCAATCTTCGTGTCGACTTTTTCGGCAAGCTCTTCTCTTGCCTTGACGAATTCTTCTGTCAAAGTAGAGCGGATCTCGACTTCAAGCTTGGAACGTTCCTCAGTCAGATAAGCATCAACGGCAGTCTTAAACTGTTCGTTGAGTTCAGCCTTGGTTTCTTCGCTCAATAGGTCGGATTCGAGCAGTTTCTTAAGGATATTCTCCATTTTTGCCTTCTCCGTATAGGTTAAAGATGATCAACGATCTCAAAAATAATCACCTTGAATTTTATAACAATTTTATTTAGTGGAGAGCAACTTTTCTTTTGCTTTTTCACGATAAATTGATGTTTTTATTCCACTTATGGTCATAAATTGATAACATTTTTGAATCTCTCGTGGATGAACTTTGCTCTTCCAGAGTGCATAAATTTCTATTCGCTGAACATCCGTCAATTTAACGTTTGAAGCCTGTTCACCGATTCTAGTTTTTCTAAATTCTGAAACTTTCTTGTAACCTTGATGAGTATCTTTTGAACGCCCTCTAAGCTTTTCTGCTTGAGTTTTGATCCCTAGATGATTTTCTTTTGTTCTACCCTTCTTGGTGATGCAAGCTTTTACATGACTATGAATATAAGACTCTTTTGTTCTGCAAAGTGAAACAGAACTACCACCTTGACCACCTAAAGCATGATTCATGCACATTGGATCCATTAGTAATTGTTCATTTACATAAGCAATTTCTAGATCTTTGATGTAGTCTCTAGTACCAAAGCAGAGAATCTCTCGCTCAAATTTATCATCACCGTACTTTCTGATCGCAGCTTTGATGTGTCTTCCAGATCCAAGATACCCATCATTCAAGCTCTCAGTAGAATGTATCCCAACGTAATACTTATCGTTGATTAAGCAAGTGGTACGATACAAGAAATGTTTCATAGAGTTTCACGCGAACCAAAGCGGCTTCCATCCACAATTGTTTTGGGAGTTTGGGTTGCATTTGCCGCTTTACGCGCTAGATGCGGTGCCCAACACTAAATAGATAGAAACCCTGTAGCCAAGTCACGGAGAGCAGTTTAAAAGCCAGAGATTTCCTCTCTGGCTTGACGGTTTTGATTGAGTTCTGGAGACTTGTTACTTACTTGACGTTTGCAAGTTGGTCAACGAGTTCAGGGGCTTTATCCATGAAGTCAGGATCGATGATCCCCTTGCTGCGTTCTGGGTCCCAAGCTGCAAAGTACTTGCTTCTCTTGTAGTAAACGGTAATGCCAGAAACGGTAGCAGTGTCAACGCTCATCAGCTTCAGTGCCTTTCCGGCCTCAGTAACGGCATCTTCAAACTTTTGCTTGTCGGTGTAGACTACTTGATCAGCGACGTCCTCGATGACGATCGACTCCTTGAGGTGCTTCTTCAGTTCATCTGCTATGTCAGAACCAGCACCCTTGAAGTCAGGGTCAATGATGCCAACTTCATGGCGACGGTCAAGTGCAGCAAAGAACTGTCCCTTGATGCTGTAAACGTTCACTCCGCCGATCATCGTGACGTCGAATCCCTTAGATTTCTTCTTCTTGGCCACCGTAGCCAGAGCATCTTCAAACTTGCTCATCTCGTCATAGCGAACGAGATCCTTAGCATCCTCAACGACGAGTGACTCGGTCACCGGGGTACCCTTGGCATGTTGCTTGAGGTAGACGAGAGCACGTCCCGGAGAGTGCTTCGCGACGCCGGTAACGCTGTTGAACAGCTCGGCCACGTTCTTGGAGTTCGGGGTGAACTCGTACGTCTTCTCGCCGATCTTGGTAAGGATAACCCCTTTCTTCGTGTCAAGCTTGAAGGCTCCGAGGTTTAGGCCAGGAGTATCCTTCTCTAGCAGTGCAAACAGTTCTACTAATAGTTCGTTCATTTTACAGGTCTCTTTCCCACGTAGTTAGGCAGATCATACTTGTTCGTTGCAAAGATCAACAGCTTGTGCTTGTTGTCATACGCCATGAAGCCGGTGCGAATTCTATACGGAGTCCCATCACGCGGAATTCCTAGCATCGTAACGAGAGCATCAACGATCGTGTTGTCATTGTAGATCGCGTAGACGTCAGCTCGCAAGCTCTCAAGATCCTTCGGGGTAGCCATGAAGACCTTGGTAGTAGCTTCTTTCGTACCAGCTTCTTTCTTCGGCCAGTCAAAGAGAGCTTCCATGAGCTGTTCTTCATCAACATGCTCGATCTCGGCTAGGTAGGTTTCTAGGACGTTCACTTTGACACCTGATCTTTCACTGGCTTGAGGAATCTCTTCAGCTTCCTGTTAGCATCGCAGTACTTCTCGATGAGTTCACCGAGATCTTTCTCTTCGTCGTCCATCTTGCGCTTGACTTCACTGAGTATAAGTAGTTCTGAGAGTAGCTTCATGTTCAATCTTTCTTGATCTGTTGACCGGTCAGCACTTCAAAAAAGATGGCCAACTCGCGTTTGAAGTACTTCTGGGCCTTCTCGTCGTGGATGACCGATTCAGCGAGAGTCATGATCTTCTTGTTCCCGGCAAGCTCTTCCATCACGTGGCTAGGGTAAGCGTCAGGAGCTGACGGAGTAGCGACCACGTCAACGGTGACCAGGTTGAACTGAGAGACCTTGCCCTCGTTCACGTTACCGGAACCGCGAGTAGATACCCCCAGCTTACCCCCGGCGTTCAAGATCGCCTTGACGATCTGGCCCTTTGGGTGCTCATCGATGATGCGAGCCTTACCGAAGGCGTTCTTTCCGTCTACCCACATCTCGGTGATGATGTGAGAAACGTTGTTCAAGTCGATCTGGAGGTTGTCAGGGTGGTTCAGCTCACCGTAGACGGTGAAGCCTTCCTTGACACGCTTGTTGACGCTGTCAACCGCGTTCTTGATCTCGGTCAGCGGGTAAGTACGTTGGTTCCCGTTGACGATGTCAGCTTGGCAGAAGATGCCGGAGAGGTACGAGTGCTTCGTCTTCTCATGCTCTTCAACCATCAGGTTAGCTTGCGATGGGTTGATCTCTTCGATCAGGATCTGGTCTTTTCCGTGCATGCGATGCTCCTTGGATAGAATTTCTTCCAGTATTTATGACCTAAGTCAAAAATTTACTATTACTCAACTCTTTTGCTCTCCACCCACCGAAGCTTCTACCAGAAAGAGCTGCTTTCTGAAGTTTGTTAGGGTAAAGAGTAGACACCTGTTTGTGTAGTTCATAACTCGTTCCTACAAAATCTAATCCACTTTCATGCACCCAAAAGTAAATTTCAGTGTATCTCTTCTCGACATGACTTTTAGATTGAGATCCGATTTTACTTCTCCACCCACGGTGTCTAGTAGGAGTGTTGAGAAACTTCATCATCTTTGAAGGTTCGATCAGTTCTCCACGGTGAGATCTTGAGAGTTCAAAAGCAGTACCGGTAAAAGTTCTACCGTCAAGATGTTCCCACTCATGAATCTCTTTATGATTCTTGCTGATCTTTTCAAAACGAACCTCTTGCAAAGTTTTACCGTTCATTACTGTCTCAGCCATCGTCTTTGCAGATCTTCTTGTAGTCAACTGTCGACGAGATTCTCCGTTCTCTCCGATGATCTCATTCATGTGAAGAGATCGTTCAGCTTGCCAAAGCTCTTGTACACGTTGATAAGCTCTACTAGTCTTCTTCCAGGGACTCATTCTCTTGACAGCATAGAGCATCTTTAATCGTTTCTCGACAGAATCAGCAAGATGAACCAATAACAAGTGTGCTAGAAAGTGTTCACGTCTAGTGAGAAAGATCAAGTTAGAATCTTCATCGCTTCCTCCCCAAGATCTCGGGGTGATGTGATGCCGTTCGACTGCACCATCAGTCCGATTCAGTCGAGCAGAACTTCTCTTCTCGATCAGTGAATCATAGATGAGTTGATAGTTCACTTGCTAAGTTCTTTCTTCAGGTCTTCAGCTGACGGAGTTGCTGCTTCTTTTTCTCCTGCTTTTCCTCCAGCTTCCTTCTCTGGAGCTGCTTCTTCTTCTCCCTTGGCTTCCTTCTCGTTCGAGGCGATCGCAGCTTTACCTTCTTCTGGTTTAGCTTCCTCTGCTTCGGTTTCTCCCGGAGCTTCGGTTGAGGCTGTGTGGTCATCGTAGCTATCAGCTACCTTGATGTCAGGTCTGCCCTCGATCCACTTTTTGTCGTATATCATGCGGAGGTTGTCCAGAGTCTCGTCGATTCCGTGCTCTGGAATCGCGCGCTCTTGCATCAGCATCGCTTGGTTCTCTTGGACGTCATCCTCAGACCAGCCGAGGTAGTGGATCAGTTTGTAGCGCTCTGAGATGAACTCGACATCCTTCACGTTGCTGAAGTTTGAGATCATCTTCTCATCTACTTCTGCTTGCTTGTAGTCCTTGAAGTTCTGCGGGTCACAGAGGCGGATCTTGAAGAGGTGGCTGTCGATCTTGATCCCAGCTGACTTCAGGTAAGCCTTGAAGTGCTTGTCGAAGGTGTTGTTGATCTTAGACTGGAGACGAGAGACGTAGTTCGCGAAGCGAACTTCCTCGATGTAGGCGATGCCTACCTTACCATCAGAGACGGTGGCTCCACCCTCTTGGCCGCCTCTCATGTAGGAGGCTGGGATGCGAAGACCTTGGAGGAACTTGTTCTGGAAGTAGTTCAAGTCGGTGATCTCACCGAGGTTTTCACCACCGGAGAGAGTCTCAACTCTAGATCCGCGACCGTCAGCAGTCTGCGCGAAGAAGTAGTCCTCGTTCATCGAGTTTTTCGTGAAAACTCCAGCATCAAGAGCAAAAGTATGATGATCATGATATAGATGATTTCCATCGACTGTGATACATCCGGTGTCAACTTTCTGTTCAAGCTTTTCAATCGAGATAATTCGATGATTGTATTGATCTACAGTTCCAGTAAGGTGCTTCCAGTTCTTATAGCCGAACGTTTTATAGATACATTTTAACCCTTTATCTGTAAGCTTTCCTGAAAACTTATTCGTATAAACTTTAACTTCACCTGGAGCAGAGATTATAGGTAGATTATCATTGGAGAGTAAACTCAAGAATCTTTCATTTGAATTTGCAGCTTCAACTACCTCATCTCGATTCTTTCCGATTGTCTTGATGATTGTTACTAACTCTCCAAAAGTTTCTCTTGATACTTTTAATGGTTGTGTTCCAACAAACTTCTTGTAAAAGTTTCTCGAGAGCTGTTCCTTGAAGAAGAAATCTTCTTCAATCCGAGCTTTACGAATCTCTCCGAGAGTCTCTCTCCATTTTACATACTTTTCTGGATTTGTCTCTTTTAGATTCGCGATTGATTTCTTCCACTTGATCGAAGATTTTGCTGATAGTTCATCACGTTCTTCTGCAGTTAATTCAGAATAATAATCTTTCAATGATTCTGAGATTTTGTTTTTAATTCTATCTCTTTCATCTGTTTTCAATAATTCCCAATATTCTTTCTTTACATGTGTATGATAGAGAAGGTGATCGCGATGATTCATCCATGACAGATTTTGAGGAGAGTTATCATATCGATCATAGTTCTTGTGGTGAACAACTGCTTTAGGCATTCCTTCATATTCAGGAGAGAATGTAAATTCTTGATGTTTATTTAGATCTCTAAAGTATTCTGCTACTAAGCGATGAACCATCACAAACTCATTGATCTCATGATCAAACACTCTAGTGTAGCTTCGATTTAGATCGTGTGAGAGTGATCTTTGATCTGTCTCGAATGAGATCAGTGAATCAGAACTTGTTAAGTTTTGAGCTTCAATAAATCCTTTACCTAAAACTGGAAACTTGTGGTCGGGTGTACAAGTAACAGTTTTGCCATTATCAAAAGTTATCTTGACAACTTCTGTATCTTTACGAGTTACTCCAGCCCAAGAAATTAAACCAGGTAAGATTGCACCTGTAATTGGGTTTGTAGAATAAACCCAGTTTTGTTTTCCAGCTTCATGCTCAGAGATTAATTGGTTTAACTCAAGAGTGCGTCCATCAAGCAATGGAACTTTCGTGTCAAGGGTAAGGCACATCGGATTGTAAACAGAGTCGATCTTCTCGGATCCGCCTGTCTCGTTCGGGATGCGCTTCTGCTTCAGCTCGTTGCGGATCGACTCCATGTAAGCCTTGACGCGCTGCGGTGGCATGTTGCCGACATCCACGAAGAAGACGCGACGTTCAGGAGCTCGCACGATGCGGTAGATGATGACCGAGTCTTCCAAGAGTGACAGGTGGCGGAAGGCCTTGACGCAAGCCCACAGCGGGGACTCACCGAAGGGACCGTTTTCACCCATGGACGAGGAGAGAGTAAAGTGAACTACACCGTCAGCTGGAACGATCGTGATGTCACCGAAAGCTCCTTGGCGGTTCTTTTCACCGGTGCGAATGTGGTAGTGTTCTGGTCGACCGTCCTCATCGATCGTGATCCCGATGATGTCACCCGGGTCAATGTACTTCCACTTCTTAAAGTCAGAGGTCTTCTGGAAGAAGCAGTCACCGAACTTCACGGTGGTACGAGCGATGTCGTAGAGGGTAGTGTGGAGACCTTGGAGCTCACACCAGTGACGAAGAGCAGCACGAACGGTCATCGTGATGGAGCCAGGAACTTCCTTGTTGTTCTCGTTCTGGTACTCGATCTCAAACGGAAGGTTCGTGCGGATGTTGATCTGGGTCATCTCCTCGGCGATCGTGTCAAGAGCACGGGAGACGAAGACGTCACTGTCCATGTTCTTGAACTGCGAGTACTTTGAGAACCTCGAGGAGGCTCCCTTCATCACCTTCGTGTACCAGGAGAAGTTACTGTAGAGCTTTGCTGCTTCTGGGCTCGTTGCTACGTAGTTTGACTTTGACGGAGCCGGTTTTACCAGTCTCCAATAATCGGTCCAAGTTCCAGCCATCTTAATTTCCTCTCATATGATTTTGTTTACAGCGTTCAAAGTGCCACTGTTTCATCGTGTTGATTCCGCCCTCTTTTTCACAGTGAGGACATTTTACGATAGATTGTGCTTTACCCATCTTAGATTTTGATACTGCTTTAGAGATCAATTGTTTAGTTTCAACAGAAGGTGGATCTCTTTCTTCCCATGCGACTGACATTTTTCTACGCGTTTCTTCAGTCCTATGTTTTCCCCTGTGAGTTGCTGCTGCTTTCTCGATTGATTCAGGAGAACGATTCCTACCAGATTCTGCAATCAGCTCTTTTGATTCAGCTGTATGTCTAAATCCAAAAGCTTGTCCCCAAAGACCATTCTCAGGTATCAAGTTTAGCCAACGATCTGACTTCACGATATCTTGTTGTTCAGAGAAGAGCAGGGCTACTCGAGTGCATTCTTCTTGATCAGTAAAGAGCTTGTACCAAAGAGTCTCAACATGTTCTGTGCCGTGAACATTTAAGTGCCTTCTCCAAACGGTACCCGAACCAAGATAAGTCAGAGGATTTCTAATCGTCTTACCAAAGTAGCACTTGCCTGTGATGGCATGTTGCTTGATATAAAGATAAGTTGGTTGAAAAGATTTCATCTTGTATTTATGAGGTGGGTAGAGATCAACATTTTCAACCGTTTATCTTGTTCGCTACTTCACCCGGTGAGCTCTTGTACATAGCTGAGTTGTGAGTAGGTTTGAACGCAATAGTTGTATTTTGAACGATCTGAGACAAGAGATCAGTCTGCTTCTTAGTTTCCTTGAGCAAAGGATCATCGGTATGTGATTGAGTAGATACGGCTGGAGCAGTTTCTCCAGGTGTAGTAGGAGCTGCAGTAGCAGTATCTGTCGCTGGTGCAGCGATCTTACTTTGCTTCTTGTTCATCGCTGTAAGTTCATCTTGAGTCCACTCATCTGAGTTTGGCTGCCCCGCTGCAACCCCAGCTCCTTCACTGTGCAACATCAGCCCTAGACCTGTTGCTCCTCGAGCAAACGGAAGTGCTTTACTTGCAAAGCTTTTCACTGTGTTACCAACACCAGGAATCAGTGAAGCAGCTCCTCCGCCTGCAACACCTTCAGCTACACCCGCGCCTGCACCAGCTCCCCCACCACCGATTCCCATCTTGGTGATAGTTTCTATTACCTTGCCAAGTTTCGTGAAGTTTAACAAGAGAGCACCAACTCCCTCAGCTAATCCCTTCAAACCCTTGGTAATACTGTTCTCCATGATCGCGTTGTAAGATTGTTGAATGTCACGAGCTTCCTTGATCGTCTGAGTATACAGGTCAACGTTGCCAGCTACTTGATCAGCGGCTGCTTGCTTACCCTGTTCGATCTGACCAGGAGTTAAGTTTCTCTTTTGTTGCTGTGCTTGGTACAGAGCAGTACCGTAAGCAGCTACGTTCTCTCCTGTACCACCACCTAAGTTTCTAAGGATGTTCGGAGTCATCTGCACCGTACTAGCTTCTCCGATCTTGCCTTCATTAGCAAGCTTTTCTTGCTGTTGAGTAAGGTCAGCTTGGGCAGCTCCTACCGTTTCAAACTCTTTACCCATCTCACTCTGTCTCTTCTTGATCTGTTCATCGGATGCACCCTTGGTGTACTCAAGATAGTCCATCAGCTTGGGCAACGCTGCTTTCAAGGCTTCATTCCCAGAAGTAGCTGCAAGCTCTTCAAGGTAAGATTTTGATATCTCTGCTCCCTTGATCTTCTCGGTGACGTTTACCTTGTGAGGATCATAGAGCTCTGAGATCTTGTCATTGAACATCTTGATCTGATCATTTGAGAGACCGAGGTTCTTGATGTTCTCCGTTCTTGCGATGATCTCTTCTTGAAGTGCTAGGCGTCCAGCATCATCTAGGTTGTTTAGCCTTGATTGAAGAGTTTCACTCTTGTACTGAGTTTCGATGAGGTCAGAGTAGGTGTCATAGTTGTCACCGTAGAGAGCAGCAAACTGTGTGAAGTGTGTTTGCATGCTTGAGATCGATTTGTCAAACTTCTTAGATTGGACGGTATTACCCATCGTCTTCATTGACTCGATGAACTTGGCAGTCGCGAAGGTACCGTCACGACCCATGAACTTCAGCCCCTTCGAAGCTTCATCAAGCACACCGGTGAAGGCTTGAACACCTTGGGTCCCTCCACCTAACTGACGAACGATGTCACGGTTCTTAGCAAGGACGTCTGAGAACTCATCAAACGTCATGTTGAGGTGCATGGCACCCTTGTTGATCGCAAACAGAGAGTCCTGAAGTCCTACTGCTGTAGCTTTGTTTAACTCAGTGATCGACTGGGTGACAGCTTCGGTCAGATCCTTCATCGCGTTCTCAACGGTGAAGGTCTTGGCTACCCAACCAGCTAAAGCCTTGCTACCTCGGTTGATGAAGTTGGTGAAGACGTCAAGATGCTTAGCCCCGTTTACAGCAACAGCAGTTTGATCATTTAGTGCTTCATGTAAGTTTTGACGGTCAATGATCTCTCTTAGCTCAAGCTCATGTTTCTTTTCAGCATCAGATAAGATCTGATCTTGGTACTTCTTACCGATCTTCTGAAAGTCATATGAGCTCTTGATCTTGTCAAGTTCGGCATGGTATGCCTCGGTTGAAGTTTGAATCAGCTTATCAAGCTGCTCTTCTTGAAGTTTCAATGCTACTGCAAGGTCTTTAGAGTTCTTGATGAGTGAAAGTTGTTTGTCTGACAGAATGCCAGCTTGCTTCGCTGCCGTCTTTACTTGCTCGGTAAGTACTCCGAGAGCTTTATCTCCGAGCTCCTTCATCGCATCTACGAGTTGGTCTGAAGCTCTCTCTTGAGCTTGCATCGTCTTGATGAGACGCTCTGAGCTCTGAGTAGCCTGTGTATTTTGATCAGCCATGGAACCTTTTTGACATCATAAATAAGATTAACTCACTATTTATGTCTGGAGATAAGATGCTGTTTGATGACCTCAAAGAAGCTTGGATCACGGAGTTGTACATGACCTACCATGCTCTCATCCTTCCGTCGGTAGACAAGCAACTATCTCTCGGAGGGTGGATGCTTGACCTTGGAAGCCTGCCAACGAGACCTTATCCCTTTAGGGAGCTCTTCATCCGTTGGCTGATCTCGATCAACAAGGACCGCATCGCGAAGGGTCAACCGGTGATCGTGACCTACTCGATCATCTTGAAGTGCCCCCTCTGGAAGATCGTGAAGTGCCCCCTGAAGAAGATCGTGAAGACGAAGGAAGGGATGTTCAATCGGCCTAAGCCATCTCAATCTACCATCGGCTCCAAGGGAACCAAGAGCACCATAAATAGTTCAAAATAAAGGAAAAGATATGACGAACCCGTTACTTGCAAAGATCAAGCTTCCAGGTAGAATTTTTCAGCTTCCCTCAAAGGGAAAGTTCTATGAAGAGGGAGTGTTAGCCGAACACGTGAGAGATGGTGAAGTTGAGGTAAGACCTCTCTCAGCCTTCGCCGAGATGAAGCTTCGATCTCCAGATCTGCTCTTTAGCGGACGGGCCGTAAGAGAGGTCTGCATCGAGTGCATTCCAGACATCTTGAAGCCAGAGAAGTTGATCTCAAAGGACGTAGACGCGATCTTCTGCTTTCTACGGGTGGTGACTTACGGTAGTACGATGGAGATCAGATCGATCCATGATTGTCCTCACCGAGTCGTCAACAACTACGCGGTCAACATCGAGGACATCTTGATGCAACCGAACAACTCGATCCTCGATCACATCGACGTGCTCTATCAGGCGACTTTGTCTAACGGTCAGAAGGTAATCTTGAAGCCGGTAACTTTCCAAGCTTCGATCGACACTGCTCACCTTCAACAAGAAGTAGAGCAGAAGTTGATGGACGGGATCACCGATCAGGAGCTGATCGAGAGGACGATGATCCTTGATACCAAGTCGATCATCGCTTCGGTTGACGGCATTGCTGACTCTGCGATGATCGACGAGTGGTTGAGAGCTCTACCGAAGAAGTACTTCAACGAGATCATCGACCAGGCAAAGCAAGCTAGTGAGTGGGGATTCAACTTAGACGTAGAACTTACTTGTAAGGACTGCGGGGAGAAGTACAAGCACAGCTTGCAACTTGACCCTGTAAATTTTTTCTCCGGGTGATCGGAACTAAAAATCCCGAGACCATCACCTCTGTGATCTCGTCGTTCACCCGTCAAAATGAGGCACTGCTTGACGTCATAAACCAACTGCTGTACTACTTCCGGGGGTCGATCGGGAGAGATGATGCTTGGGCTCTTAGCTTTACGGAGCGAGAGATGATGATCTCATTCTTGAACAAGAGATTTGAGGAAGCCGGTGAGATGATCAAGAAGAAGATCCCAGTGTTTCTTTAAATGATGCGTTGAGGTCTCTTGGCACGTTCTGCACACATCTGGGCATTGCGAACTTTGTCAAATTCAAGCATAAACTCGACAGCTTTTTCAACCGTAGGCGAACCAGAATTTTCATCGATTGCAGTAGCGATCTGCTTTAAGGTAACGCCCTTGATGAGAGCTTTGATAAACTTGATGATCATCAAGAAGAAGGAGAACCAGGCCCAGATCGTCAAGAAGAATAAGCCTACTCCCATCCAGAACAGCGGAGGTACGTCAGATGCATGAGTGATGACGAACAGAGAGAAGAGAGTACCTACGATCATCAAGGGTACTCCGACGATCACGTATACTAAAGCTTGTGCCCATCCAGGTAGCAATGCAAAGAGAGCAGCATTTCTCATGTAGCGATAGTCACGTTCCATTAGACTTTCATCTTTGTAGCTTTTCATGATTGACTCCTCATTAGATGTGATAATTATATCACCATCTCACCTAGAAGTAAACACATTTGTTTCGCCTCAAGAGACATGACCCGGAACGGGTCGATTCCGGCTCGTCCGGAATCCGGTGGTCAGTCGCGACGCATCTTCGAGATGTCCTTCGCAGCTTCTGAGTTGAAGACCGGTACTGAGTTGGACTTGTGCATCGTCGCGATCCCGATCATC